GACACCTCGACCAAGTGGGCGAAGGGCCGAGCCCGCATCCCCATGAGCGCCGCGCTGCTGTTGCGGGCGATGGAGGTGGGCAAGGTGACCATCGAAGAGCTGGAGGCCATGGCGCTAAACGCCTAGCCCGCCATCCGGACCGCCTCATCCATCTCGCGCCCCGCCCTGATCCTGGCGCCGGAGACCAGCGCCTTGGCCTCTCGCGCCGCCGCGATGTTGGCCGCCACCTTGGCCAAGCCGCCACGGAGAGCTCGAGCCGCCGCCTGCACGCTGATCGGCGTCGGTCTCATGGATTGAGCGGCCTGCCAGACGTTGAAGCCCTGGCCGCAGACCTCGTCGACCATGTGCAGCTGCTTACCGGTAAGCGGCGCCCCGTGCTTGCCGCCGTGGCGCGCGGTATCCAGCCATTCCGACGCCTCCACGGCGGCCTGTTGCGGGCCGCGGGGCCCGGAGCCGCCTCCCCCGCAGGCTTCCGGGTTCACGGCCTTCAGCGGGATCGCCGCGGCGACCATGGCCTCGTAGGCCTCGCCGATCTGACACAGCCCATCGCCGCCAGCCTTGGTTCTGGGGTTATCCAGGTGCCCCCGGGCGAAGGCGTGGCGGATCCCGGTCAGGGTCCTGATGCTGGCGCCGCGCTCATAGACCAGGGCGGGAAGCCCGCGGTTCGGGCCGGCTCGGTTGATGATCCGGCCGCCGTGCTCGTTCAGGGCGAAGGCGGCTCGCTCGACCTCGCGGACCTCGACCTCCTGGCCGCGGAGCTTGGCGCGGATCAGGGCATCTCGGCCCTCGCCCATCAAGGCGTCGCGGGACGCTTCGATCTGCCGGGCCTTCGCGATCTTGGCCTGGGCCTCGCCGATCAGCCCTCGCAGCGACTTGGCCCGGCGCCTGGACTTGGCAGAACCTGCCGCCTCCAGTTCGTCCACCTCGGCTTGAAGGTCAGCGATGACCCCGGCCTGTTCCTGGATGAAGGCGACGATGTCGGGGTCGCGGAGTTCTGTTGCGGGGTTCATGCGCTCGCTCCTTGCATCTCGATCCGCGCTCCATGCGCTGCGAGAATTTGCTCGATCTCCGCCTGGACTACCCGGCGGACGGTCTTGCTGTCGGTCACCAGCGCCCCGTCCCGCCAGGCGCATCGGCGCAGGTAGGCGTCAGCCCAGGCCGCGCCCTTCGCCGCCGCAGCGTCGGCAAAGAGGTCGGGCGGGCCTGTCCAGGCCTCGCCGCAGACCGTTGGCCCCTTGGGCGGCGCGGTGTTGAGGAACAGCCGGTCCCTGGCCCAGCGGTCGATCCGCTTGGCCCGTCCGCCGGCGGCGACATGGGCGGCGACCCGCTTCGCCCCGGCCAGCAGGACAGCGACCCCGTGCCCCTCAGCGACAGCGGCGTCGATCTCGTCGCGGGCCTGGAGCGCTGGGCAGGTCTCCCGCCCGCTCTCCGGGTAGGCCGACCAGATCGCATCGAACTCGTCGTCGCTCACGCCCCCCGAGGGGGGTTGGGGGGTTATCTTAGATGTCCCTGTCCCTGTCCCTGTCTCTTGGATGCGATGTCCCTGGGGACAATCGTCCATGTCCTCGGGGACAGAAGCGGGACCTGGAGCGGCGTTTGCCTGGGACAACCACTCCTCATAGGAGGGTGTCGGGCGCTCGCCTCCATCCCTTTGATTGGCCTTCTTGATCCGCGCGCACTCGGTCCGCCAGCGCTGTTGCCGCTTGCGGTCCCAGCCTTCCAGGGCCTGCTCTGCCACGACCGGGTGATAGAGCCTCCCGTCGTCGCAAAGCACGAAGCCCCGGAGCGCGCCGGCCTTGTGCTTTTTCCATGTCCGCATGTCTCGGCCCAGGCCGGCCAGTCGCGCCAGCACCGTGTCGTTGTCCGGCAGGGACGCGGCGGGGATCTGATGCCAAGAAGCCGCCCAAAGCAGGACCGCGTACCAGCAGGCCTCGGGGCTCTCCTCGCTGGCGAGGTCGCTGTCTCGAAGCCTGGCCACCTGCAAGGGCATGAACGGAAAGTCCTGCAGGTCGCAGTCGGGCGGCGTGAGAGGGGCCGGCATCAATCGTCTCCATGAGGCTTGCGACCGCCCGACAACAGGGTCCGGGTCTGGTTGCTGAACTTGGTCAGGTCTGCGTCGAAGGCGAGCCGGACGGTGCCGATGGGCCCGTGCCGTTGCTTGCCGATGATGACCTCGGCGACGCCTTCCGCTGCGTCCATCTCGACCAGCCACTCGGCGTGTTCGGGCGTGCCTTCCTTGGGCTCTGTCCGAGCGAGGTAGTACTCCTCGCGGTAGATGAACATGACCATGTCGGCGTCCTGCTCGATCGAGCCGGATTCCCGCAGGTCGGAGAGCTGGGGCTTCTTGTCCTCGCGCTGCTCGACCTGGCGCGATAGCTGCGACAGGGCGATCACAGGGACATTGAGCTCCTTCGCCAGGGCCTTCAGCCCGACGGTGATCTCGCTCACCTCCTGCACCCGTTGGCCGCCGCCGTAGCGCTTGTCGCCGGTCATGAGTTGGAGGTAGTCCACGAAGATCGCGTCCAGGCCGTGCAAGCGCTTCAGGCGCCGGGCGCGGGCCGCCAGCTTCCCGAGGCTGATGCCGCCGGTGGCGTCGATGTAGAGCGGAGCCTTGTCGATCTCGAGCGAGGCGTCGCGGATTCTACCGAACTCAGTGGCGTCGATCTTGCCCTTGCGGATCTTGTCCCCGGATACGCCGGAGACCTCGGAGACCAAGCGCAGGGCCAACTGCTCCGCGGACATCTCCAGGGAGAAGAACGCCACCACGCCGCCAGCCGTCGTCTTCCGTGTGCCGTCGGGCCTGACCTCGAAGGCGTACTTGCGCGCGATGTCGAAGGCGATGTTACAGGCCAGGGACGTGTTGTGCGTCACGATGTAGTCGTCGGTCACATAGAGCGCGGAGGGATGCGTGACGCGGATGCATTGAACCGGCTCTACGCCTTCTGGCGTGATGGACAGAATGCTCGGCGCGCGGAACCTCATGGGCTGCTCGCACCGCCGCTGCTTGCGCTTCAGGCTGATGAGCGTTGAGCGCTCTGGATGGCCGATGTTGAGCACATAGGCCTTTTGGCCATCCCGCCGCTCACCCTTGTGCGTGAACCGCGGGCTCTTGCTGCTGATGGTGCAGACGCCGCCGACCGACCGCACCAAGGCGGCGACATCTTCGGCCAATCTCGGGCTCGTCGTACAGTACCGGACGGCGCCGAACTCTTCGACCCACCCGTCTGTGTCCATCAAACCGCGAAGCAGCTCAAGGCGGGTTTCCCGGCTCGCTCGCATGTATGGCGCGGGAATGAATTTCTCTGCCGATCCCGATCCGAACAGGCCGTAGTGACGAAGCGCATCGCGCAGACCGGAGGCCCTTAGCCGATAGTCATAGCCCGCCTCCCCGGAGGGCATCACGCAGTCATGTCCAACAGCTTGCTGCACGCGATAGAGCGTGGCTGCGTCGGCTGTGCTGAGGGACAGGTGGCCGGCTGTCATGCACCCATTGCCGATCATGGCGCCAAGCAGCCAGGGATCGATCAACAGGCCGTCATCAAACCCAAAGTGGCCGGTCACCATCGGCACGCTTAGCCGGCGCTGGTAAGTCTCCTTCCGAAGCAGTTCGCGAACTGTGTCGGTCGACAGGATTCTCATCCGGTCGCCAAATTTGCACGACTTCACCGCCCAAAGGTGCTCGCCGCAGGCCAAGGCGCTACGCCCGTCGCTGAATGTGACCCGGTAAACTTGGCGCACGCCTTGCGGATAGACGCCCGCCACCCGCGAGGGCGCCCCGTCCGTGGATGCCAACTCATCGCCAAGCCGCAAATCGCCCATGCGCTTCCAACTACCGTCGCGCATCAGGATGTTTGCGCCGAGCGGCTGCGCTTTCCCCATGGATGGGCGAGCGGCAAGGATCACCAAGTCGGAGCCGTGCAGGCCGCCGATCTTGTCGTCCAGGTCCGCAAGGCCGGTCGAGATGCCCGAAAGGCCGCCGTCGCGTTGGAACGCCTCAGCGGCCTGCGCAAGAGCGCCCGAAAGGGCCGTGGCAAAGTCGACGAAGCCCGTCGCCGTCTTTCCGGTCTCGGCCAGGCTGTAGAGCGCGCCTTCAATGCTCTCGACGTGCTCGCGGGCGCTGCGCTGGTCTTCCGGGTCCACGACGGCCGCGGCGGCCTCCTGGGTGATCGCCAGCACCGCGCGGCGCATCGCCAAGTCCGCGATCTGCCGGGCGTAGTCGGGCGCGTTGACGGCCGGCGGCGCCCTGTCCACCAGATCGGCCAGATAGACCACGCCGCCGAAGGCCGCGAATGCCTCATCCTTGGCGAACCGGTCAGACAGCAGGATGGGGTCGGCCAAGTGGCCCTTGCCGATCTGCAGCGACAACTCGGCGAACATGCGCTGGTGCAGGGGCTCGTAGAAGTGCTCGGCGCGCAACCCATCAGGCAGCGTCTCATAGGCCGAGTTGTCGTAGAGCAGAGCCCCGAGAAGCGCCTGCTCAGCCTCAAGGTTGGCGGGGACGTGATCGACCTTGGCTTGATCATCACGGCGGAGGTCTAGGGCGGGAACCATGCTCAACGCCCCCTCCCCGGCCAGAACGAAGCCGGCGCGCACCATGGGCACCAAGCAG